TCGCCGCGCACCGCGACTCAGCGGTGTCGTCGCTGTCGCTGTCGAATACGCAATTCACCAGCGTCACCAGCGACAACTCAACCTCGGCCTTCGTCTTCACTGCTGGCGACCCGGTGACGAGCGGTCTGCGCGTCGGCGATATCATCCGCTTCGGCACGCTCGCCGCGACGGCGAACAACGACCGTAACTTCGTGATCCGGTCCTTTGGTGGCACGAGCAACCGCACCGTCACCGTCAGCCCCGCGCCGACCACCGACGCGGTGGCCGACACCACCTTCACCGTGACGCGCCCCGGCAAGACCACCATCGTCCCGGCCAGCGGCTTCACCGCGCGCAAGTTCGGCATCGAGGAGTACCGCGAGGATCTTGACCTCTCGCGCCTCTTCACCGAATGCCGCGTTTCCGGCTATTCGCTGTCGCTCCCGGCCACCGGCCTCTCGACGGTGGAGATCCCGTTCATGGGGCGCAACGCGGTCTCTCTCTCGGCGGGCAGCGCGCCCTATTTCACGGCTCCCACCGCCGCGACGACGTCCTCGGCTTGCGCCTCGGCCAACGGTCTGATCCTGTCGCCGGATGCTGGCTCGTCGCCGCTCGGCATCGTCACCGGCATCGATATCGCGCTTGATCTCGAGGCCGAGATGCAAGCGGTGATCAACCAGAACATCGCGCCCGAGATCTTCCTCGGCCGCGCGAACGTCACTGGCACGGTGTCGGCGTTCGTGGAAGATTTCGCCCTCTTCAACGCCTTCCTCAACGAGAGCGAGCTTCAGCTGATCGTGCGCGTGGACAGTGGATCGGCGGCGAATGCCGACGCCATCTGCATCTACCTCCCGCGCGTCAAGCTCGGCGGCGCGGACATGCCGTTGAGTGGCGCGAACGGCCAGACGATCTCGCTGCCGTTCCAAGCGCTGCGCTACACCGGCAGCGCGGCGGGCCGCGACACAACCACCATTCGCATCCACGACACGGCGGCTTGAGCATGTCGCGTTTCTCTGGTCTCGGCGCGTCGGTGGACAAGCCGACGCGCTGCTATCTCTCGATCCCCGTCGCTGGTCGTCCGCCGCTTCTGTCGCGCGATGGCGATCCCGCCTACATCGACTGCCTATCGCTCGACAGCCGCGAGGCTGGCGCGCAGCGTCGCGCATCCGCCATCGCGCGCCTCGACCGCCGCGCGGCGAAGTTGACCGCCGATGACATCGAGGCCGAGCAGGTCGCGATGCTGGTGGCGCTCATCACCGGCTGGCGGCTCTACTCGCTGGCCGGCGACCCGCTCGATGTCGAGTGCGACGAAGCGGCGAAGCGCGAACTGATGAGCGATCCGACGTTCGCGTGGGTGCGCCGCCAAGTCGAGGAGCACATCGGCGACCTGGGAAACTGGCTGAGCGCGACGGCGAGCTGATCGCTTTCGCGCGTCACCGTTTCGACCTAGATCTGCCGCGCAAGGGTGGCCGAAAGCGCGACCACCTGGAGAGTGTCGCGCGGCAGCTAGGACGCCGCCCTGCGGGGCTCGACGGGCCACAGCTGCCCGCCTGGGGCGAGCACATCTGGTCGGCGTGGCTGGATCTGCACCAGGGTCGCCGCGTCGGCTTCAACGGTGCCGAGCCGCTGTCTTGGGCTGATCTCGACGCATGGTCTCGGTTGACCGGCGCGGAGATGAGGCCGGATGAGGTGGCGCTTCTGATGCGGATAGATCGCGAGTTCTTCGCCGTGCGCGGCGAGATCGAGGGGAAGAAATGATCAACGCGCCGAAGGAATCGATCCTCAAGGCTGGCCTCGACGCGAGCGAATACACGCGCGGCGCGCAGGAGATCGACCGAGCGAACGAATCCATGGCGGCGAGCGCCGCCGAGGTCGAACGCGCGAACCTGACCGGGGCACAGGCGCTTCAGGCATTTGAGGAGGCCGAGCGTCGCTCGGCCAAGGCGAAGGGCGAACTGGCACGCTCGCAGAAGCTGATCGCCGAGGCTGTGCAGCGCGGAGCGATCACCGAGGAAGATGCGGCGACGAAGAACGCCGCCGCTCAAGCGCGATACGAGCAAGCCCTGCTCAGGACGTCCGAGCAGACGCGCCGCACATCGTCCTCTCAGGAGGAGATGACGCGGACCATCGTGTCATCCGCGGCGAGCATGGATCGCCTCCAAGGATCGCTCGATAAGGGCTTCGCCTCGCAGCTGCGTTACGAGCAGATCGTGGATCGGGTCAATTCCGCGATGGAACGCGGGCGCATCTCGCAGGAGCGCGGCGCGCAGATCATCAGCCTCGCGCAGCAGCGCTACATGTCGGCGGCGACTGCGACTGCGGCGATGGGAGCGGCGACTGCGGCGGCGGCGACGTCGAGCAGACAGTTCGGCTTCGTCGCGCAGCAGTCCGGCTATCAGCTAGGCGACTTCGCCGTTCAGGTCGCAAGCGGTCAGTCCGCAATGGTCGCGTTCATTCAGCAGGGTTCACAGTTCCTCGGGATCTTCGGGGCGTTCGGCGCAATCGCTGGTGCCGCGCTCGCCATCGGTGGCGGCATCTACATGATGTTCGACAAGATGGCTGAGAATGCGAAGACGGCTACAGACGAGATCTCGTCCTTGACGGAAGAGATTAAGCGCATGAACGAGGAAAGCGCGAAACGCGGCGCGGGGCAGACGGGCATTCGCGCGAATGTGCGACTTGAAAGCCTGATGGCCGAGCGCAATCGCCTGACCGGCATGATGCCGACAGGCGGCGGCGCCAGGGCATCGGGCGAGTTTCAAGGCGTTGTCGAGGCCCAGGCGGCGGCGAACGTCGCGGGCATTCAGTCGCAGATCGACGCGATCGACAAGCTCATCCGCGAATATGACCGGCTCGTCATCGAGCAAGAACAAGCAGACATGACCGCCGCGAACCTGAAGCGGCGCGGCGAGGAGTTCGAGGAGCAGAAGAAGCGCGAGGCCGAGGCTATCCGCGACGCCGCTCGCGCGCAGGAAGAGGCCGAGCGCGCGCGCCAGCGCTTCCTCTCCGATGTCATGTCCCTCGAAAACACCCTCGACCCGCTGACCGCCGCGACCCGCCGCTGGGCCGACCAACAGGCGCTGCTGGCTCAGGCGCTCGACGCCGCCATCATCAGCCAAGAACGCTACAACGAACTGGTCGCGATGTCGGACGAGGCGTTCCGCAAGGCCACCGAGAAGCAGACCGAATACCTGACCGGCATCGAGAAGCAGTCGCGCGAGAACGAGAACCTCGCACGCGATCTCGGCCTGTCGTTCCAGTCCGCTTTCGAGGACGCGATCCTGCGCGGTGAGAAGCTGCGCGGCGTGCTGGCGGGGATCGCGCAGGACATTGCGCGCATCATCCTGCGCCAGACGGTCACGACGCCGCTCGCCGGTCTTGTCATGGGCGGGCTCTCTAGCGCCTTCGGCGGGCTGTTCGGCGGATCCAGCCTCGGCGACATTCGCGGCCCCGGGGGCTCAGCCTCAATACCGTTCGGCGGGCCTCGCGCTCTCGGCGGTCCGGTCGAGGCGGGCAGCGCCTATCTGGTCGGCGAGCAGGGGCCTGAACTGTTCATGCCCGGTCAGTCGGGCCGCATCATCCCGAACGGCCAGACAGGCTCCACCGTCGTGAACCAGACAATCCAGATCAGCGTCGGCGTCGCGCAGACCGTGCGCGCCGAGATCGCTGCGCTTATGCCGGCGATCAAGCGCCAGACCGTCGATGCGGTGGCGGACGCCAGGATGCGCGGCGGATCGTTCGCCGCCGCGATGGGAACCTGAGCCATGACGATCTCCTACCCCATCACCCTCCCGACATCCGGCGGCTACGCGCGCGTCGAGTTCAGAATGGGCAACGTGGTCGGCGTCTCGACCTCGCCGTTCACCCTCCAGCAGCAGCTGGTCCGTCACCAAGGCGCGCGCTGGGAAGCCGACATCACCGTCGCCGAGATGGAGCGTCCCGCCGCCGAGGAATGGATCGCCGCGCTAGCCTCGCTGCGCGGGGCCTGGGGCACGTTCCGCCTGGCAGATCCCGGTGGCGCGACGCCGCGCGGCACATGGGCCGGAACGCCTCTGGTCAAGGGCGCGGGCCAGACCGGCGAGACGCTGCTGGTCGATGGGTTCTCGGCGGGCGCGACGGTCAAGGCGGGCGACTACCTCCAGATCGGTGATCGGCTCTACAAGGTGCTGGTGGACGCCACCGAGAGCAGCGGCGAGATCACGCTCGATATCTGGCCGCGTCTGCGCGAGAGCCCGGCGGATAACGCCGTCGTGACGACGAGCGCCGCGAAGGGGTTGTTTCGGCTCGCGAGTAACACGCAGGGCTGGGCGCTACAGGGATCGGGGCTGCGCTACACGCTCGCCTTCGGCGCGGTCGAGGCGATCTGATGGCGCGCGACCTCACCGCCAGCGTCATTACGCAGCTACAGGCCGCGTCTGTCGAGGTCGGCATTTTGTTCGAGGGCGAGTTCGCGAGCGGCTGGGTCCGGCTGTGGTCCGGCATCGGAAACCTGTCGTGGGACAGCAAGACATGGAACGGTGTCGGCACGCTGCTCGGCATCTCGGCCATCGATGAGACGAACGAGATCCGCGCCTCGGGCCTGACGGTGACGCTCTCAGGCGTTCCATCTGATCTGCTCGCCGCTGCGCTTGGTGACGCGCGATCCGGCAAGACGGGCCGCGTCTATCTGGCCTTCTTCTCCGGCGGCTCGGTCGTGGCGGACCCGGTGCTACAGTTCGAGGGCCGCCTCGATGTCCCAGCCATCGAGGATGGCGAAGACACCGCCACAATCGCCATCAGCTACGAGAGCGAACTGATCGACCTGGAGCGCGCCCGCGAACGCCGCTACACGCCCGAGGACCAGGCAATCGATTACCCCGGCGACCTCGGTTTCGCGTATGTTGCGGCATTGCAGGACGCGCAAATCACATGGGGCCGCTGATGATAGCACGCCGCGAAGATTGGCCGTCGAGGCTCGCCGCCGCGCTCGAGGATGCGCGCGACAAGCCGTTCGAGTGGGGCCAGCACGACTGCGGTCTCTTTGCGGGCGACTGCGTGCTGGCGATGACCGACACCGACCCGGTGGCGCTCTATCGCGGCCAGTACACCGACGAGGAGGGCGCGCGCGCCACGATGCTCGCGCTGTCCGGCGGCGGGCTGCGCGCGGTGTGGAGCAAGGCTCTCGGGCCAGCGATGAACAACACGCTGATGGCGAAGCGCGGCGACGTCGTGCTGGTCACCACCGACTACGGCGAGACCGAGGCCACCGGGATCGTCGCAGGAGCGCGTGTGGCGTGCCTTTCGCAGTCGGGGCTACTGATGATGCCTTCGCGCTGCATCGTCGCTGCCTGGGGCGTCTGATGCCGTTTGTTGTCCCGGCTATTGCCGCTGCGGTGAAAATCATCGGGATTGGCGGCGTCGTTTCCGCCAGCCTCGTCGGAATAGTGGGCGGACTTGCGGTTGCAATGACGCTCTCGGCCATCGCCGGGGCGATCTTCCGCCCCAAGCGGCCAAAGCTCTCCGACCCCTTCGCGGGCGCGCAGCGCACGCAGACCGTGCGCGAGCCGATCACGCCGTGGCGCGTGGTCTATGGTCAGGTGCGGACCGGCGGTGCGATCACGTTCCTTCACACCACCGACTCCAATTCCAAGCTCCACCTCGTCATCACGCTCGCCGGTCATGAGTGCGAGGAGATCGGCGACATCTACTTCGATGACGAAATCGTCCCGCTTGATGGCAGCGGCAACGCTACGGGCAAATACGCCGGATACGTCCGTGTTCAGAAGAAGCTCGGCACCGACGGGCAAACGGCGTTCGCCGACCTCATCACCGAGGCGTCCGACAAGTGGACCGCTGACCACCGGCAGCGTGGTCGCGCGTGCATCTACGTCCGCTTGACGCACAATTCCGACCTGTTCGCATCCGGCATCCCGAATATCACGGCGGTGCTGAAGGGCAAGAAGGTCTACGACCCTCGCACATCCACGACCGCGTGGAGCGCGAACGCGGCGCTCTGCTTGGCCGACTACTTGACCGACCCGATACGCGGTCTCGGCGTGGACTACGCCACGCGCATCGATGAAGCCGACCTGATCGCCGCCGCGAATATCTGCGACGAAAACGTAACGCTGGCGGCGGGCGGCACCGAAGACAGATACACCATGAATGGCACCTTCGACACCTCGCAGCGCCCGCGTGACATCATCGCATCGATGACTGGCGCAATGGCTGGCCGCGCGTCGCTGGTCGGCGGGACATGGTCGATCTTCGCGGGCGCATACACCGCACCGACCATCACGCTGACCGAGGCTGATCTGCGCGGGCCAATCCGCGTGTCGTCGCGACTGAGCCGTCGCGATCTCGCCAACGGGGTCAAGGGGACGTTCGTCTCGCCTGACAACAAGTGGCAAGCCTCGGATTTCCCGCCGGTCTCGAATGCCACCTACGTCTCCGACGACGGCGGCGAGAAGCTCTGGCGCGATATCGATCTCCCCTTCACGACCAGCGCGGCTACCGCGCAGCGCATCGCGCGCATCGAGCTACGCAAGGCGCGGCAACAGATCAGCGTGCAGCTGGCGGCGAAGCTCACCGCGTATCGGCTGGTGCCTGGTGACGTCGTCGGCCTGACCAACACGCGCATGGGCTGGACGGCGAAGCCCTTCGAGGTCACCGGCTTGCGCTTCGTCACCGATGGCGACGGCAGTCTCGGCGTCGATCTCGATCTGCGCGAGACCGCCTCGACCATCTACGACTGGACGGCGGGCACCGACGAGGAAGAAGTCGATCCCGCGCCGGACACCGATCTGCCGAACCCCTTCAGTGTCAGCGCGCCGACGTCGCTGGTCCTGGCGAGCGGCGACGCCGAGATCCTTCAGCTGGCCGAAGGCTCGGTGATCAGCCGCATCAAGGCCACATGGACCGCGCCGAGCGATGCGCGCGTGGCGAACTACGAACTCGCCTGGAAGAAGAGCGCCGAAACCGACTGGGATAGCGTCCTGTCCTCGGCGTCGGTCACCGTCGGCTACGTCGCGCCAGTCGAGGACAGCACGGCCTACGATGTGCGTGTGCGTTCGATCTCGGGCCTCGGCGTGGTCTCGGGCTGGGTGACGGTGACGGGCCATGTCGTCGAAGGCAAGAGCGCGCCGCCGCCGCGTCCTGATACGTTCCAGGTCGCGCGTATTGCGGACGGAACGCGGCGCTTCACCTGGAGCCTCGCGAGCCTCCCGGCGGATGTGCGATCCGGCGGCGGCTACCGCATCCGCTACAAGACCAGCAGCACGACCGACTGGTCCTCGATGACGGCGCTGCATGAAGGGCTGCTCATCTCATCGCCGTACGAGACGGCGGATCTCGCCAGCGGAACATAGTGGTTTGCCATCAAGACCGTGGATAGCTCGGGCAACGAAAGCACCGACGCGCGCTTCATCGCGTCCGCCGTGCTCGGCGATCCGCCACTGCGTGATGTGCTGCTCCAGCGGATCGAACAGTCGCTCGTATGGCCGGGGACGAAGACGTCGTGCTTCCTCGACCGAGATAACGCGCTCCACGCGACCAGCAGCCAGAACTGGTCGAACCTCCCGAGCGCTTGGTCGAGCCTTGCCGCGACCTGGGACAACATCCTTAACAACAACAGCCCGATCCGATACGAGACGCCGGTCCTCGATCTCGGGGCGGATGTCAATTTCACACCGCTCGTCACTGCTGTCGCCAACGGCACGGTGACGCTGGAGATGAAAACGGGCACTCAAGCCGATGGCACCGTCACCGGCTCCTGGGTCGCGCTGGCGCTGGTCGAAGGCAAACGCTACGTCCAGATCCGCGCCTCGGTGTCTGACACGACGCCGGTCCTGTCTGGCCTGACGACAATCATCTCTTCGTCGTCGTATACGGACACCTACGAGGACGTGAACACGGCGACCGAGACGGCGTCGTGGTTCTCTTCGGTCGCGGCGGGTCATTTCAAGATCGGGGCGCGCGGCCAGCTGGCGGCGATCAGCACCGCGCGTATCCTGGCCTTGCAGAACGTCGGCGCGGGCTGGTCGTGGGAGTTGATCTCCAAAACGCAGACAGTAAACAGCGAGCCAGCGGCTGAATTTAAAGTGTATAATTCTTCTGGTACATTGAGCAATGCTACAATCGATGTAGAGCTGCGAGGGCCACAGGCATGACGCTACCGACGAACGCATCAAAAGCAAACCTCGACAGCGCGACGGACGACCCGAAACTGGCGCGTCCCGATCTCGCGGACCTGGTGGACAAGTTTAACGACTTGCTCACTCACCTCAACCTCTCGACCATCACCAGCGGACCCGCCGCGATCCCGCTCTCGTTGGCAAACGGCGGCACGGGCGCAGCGACAGCCGCAGCAGCGCGCACCAACCTCGGCGTCGAGGACGCCACCGAAAGCGCCGCCGGTCGCATCGAGATCGCGACGCAGACAGAGAGCAACAACGGCATCGACGACACGCGCGCGCTGACGCCCGC